TTATCTGTGTGCCATCACCGACTTCTTGCTGCGCCTGCATGATGGGCTTGTAGTGTTGCTAGCCCTTTACTTCTAATGTTGGAAACATTATAAACATAGTGTTTATGCATTGTCAAGGGAAAATAAACAGTGTGTTTGTATTTTTTTAGGAAGGCAATAAAAAAACCCGCCGTGAAGCGGGTTTGTTTTGGTGTGTTTTTTTATTAAAAGCTGTTTTTGTTTTTATTATATAGACTTGGTTTTGATGGATAAATCTCAAACAATGTTTATTTTTTCCATCGCAATTGTGACAGAAAAAATAAACATGGATGCAAAAATTCAATCATCTGTTTGAATATGCCAATGATAGCATAAGCAATACAACAACAATGCTAAAAACGATTTTTACCATCGGCTAATCCTTTCTTTTGATTTGTTGCTTAAAAGTTGGTGGTGGGTGAAACTCAAGCACAATGCCGTTTTTTTCTCTCCGATCCAGACCGGCAGACTTCCATGATTTACTGGACCGCTTCGCTATCCCAGAACGCTAATATCTTTCATTTCAGCGGCTTTTTTCATTTTAGCGTGATTTGCATCAAGGACAGCCTGTATTGAGTTGATGCGATCCCATAAATCTTTATTTTCTGTTGTTGTCTTGCTTGACAATATTGTAACAACGTCAATTCTCTTTCCCTGTTCGGTAATCCTGTCGCCCTGGGCCTGCAATAATAATCCCTGTTCCCTAATCCGCTCGTTTTGCTGTTCTATTATTTTAAGCAACAGGTTCATGTCGGTAGGTGTTTCGGGGAATGATCTCGGCTCTTTTTCTCCATTAAAAAGCCAATCACATGAGACATTATTGCTTGATGCAAATTCGTATAATTCGGACCACGGTATAGTTCCACGCTTCCGCCAATTTACAATGTTTTGTGGATCAACAGAAAGCGCCCGCGCCACATCCGCATCAGATGTCACTTTAAGAACTTGTTTTATCCGGTCAATTACATCATGCATCAACACCATGTTTTTATTCCTTGACAAATACTAAACAACACGTTTATAATGCGCTCCATGATAACAATACCCGATCAAATAACTAAATACTGCGCGATGACCGGACTAACTTATGCAGAAGTTGCAAGGCGATTAGGCTTAACACCCGGCGCCCTGTGTAATTATAGAAAAGGGCGTCGTCCAATACGCGCACAGCATTTTGAGACATTGCGGGCACTGGCCCATCAAAGGGGAAAGGCCACATAAGGAGCGGAAAAAAGATGTCCAACAATAATCAATACGACGATCCATATCTTTCAGATAAACGTTTTCGCACTGGCCTTCGTTTTCTTGGCAACTCACCTGAGCTCGACGAAGAGTTCAGGAGAATGCTCGCGGGTCTTCCACCGGAAGTTCGTACAAATGAGTCACTTCCTTCCACCCAAGAAGAGGGTGAAAATATTTCGGGTTTTGAAGTAAAAACAGGGCAGGGGGAGCAATAACCTCCACAATAGGTTAAAAGTCCTCCACGACTGCGAACCCTGCCTTTTATATGAACCATTTTATAACAAATAGCAATATATTTTGAGGCACCATTCTGCCCAAAAACACGGAGGTTATTTTGCATGAAATCAAAGATCACTGAAGGAGCAACCATATCGTTTGAAATAACCACTCTTGCCGTCCTTGATGAATACTGCATTAAACATCGCCTCCAACGATCCCAGGTTGTCGAAAAGTCAGTTCGCCGGTTCCTTGCTTCCGAGGAATCAGAGGACCCGATTATTTTGAGACAAGATACAACCAATTAGATTTAAAGGCAAAATAATCAAAGTTTTAAAAATTTAATTTGTTATACAACGGGTATCTCATGATTATAATTGACGAATTTATCTTATGGGAAATAGGAATTGATTAATGCCCACCATAAAATCACTCAAAAAAGCGGCAAAGCACGAACAGATCCAGCAAAAAATCGAAGCCTACAAGAAGGTTATCAGGGGAATGATTGCTCAAGCGAACCTTGAGCCGCTCAAGTATGATTATTCAGAAGAATTGGAACGTCTTTATAAAAAGAACCCGCAGGATCGGGGCGTTATTTTTGCCGCTGAGAAAGAGGCGTATCGCAGATGAGAGTAACGTGGACTTGTCCAGTTTGCAAACATACCGAAAAGACTTCCCCTGCCGTACCAGATGTTACTCACATCCACAACAAGATCCGGATCGCCTTAACACCGTTCAAAAAAGAACGGAAACCGGCGGGGCAAGTAACCGTCAAAAGTCTGAAGAAGGACGCCTGGGATATTTTTTCGGTCTATATCCGCCGGCGGGACGCGGACGAAAACGGTTATGTTGCCTGCTGCACCTGTGGAAAGGTCGATCATTGGAAGAACCAACAGGCGGGCCACTATATCAGTAGGAGGCATGGATCTGTTTTGTTCGACGAAAGGAACTGCCATTCCCAATGTATTAACTGTAATATATTCCTTCATGGGTGTGAAGAAAAGCATGCAGAATATATAAAGAATCGCTATGGAGAAAGAGTGCTGCTTGAGCTTCAATGGCTCAAGAACCAGCGATACAGTTTTAACAACGTAAAGCTCCAAGTTCTGATCAAACTTTATACCAAAAAAGTGGGTGAACTGGATGGGAAAATTTAAGCGGCGGATCGTGGTATTTTCGTTGATTATCGTGTGTTGGGTGTTTTTTATTTTGGCGATTTACGGGGCATACAGGATTTTGGATAAGATACTACTGCTCAAGATGGGGTTTTAGAATGACCGAGCAAGAACTCTTTAGACGTATTGAATTAAAACGTCAGTTTATAGAACTGACTGAAATTGAAATTAAGCAGATGGAAGCGATGTTGAAAATAAAAACAGGGGATAGGGTTATCGATCCCGAAAAGACGGATTCCTGACCGTCCTGCCCCTGTATAACTTTCAGGCGTATCGCAGGAGATACAAAGAGAATGAGCAAAGACCCAGCTTTTTTATTTTATACCAGTGATTTTTTAACCGGGACGTTAACAATGTCTAATGAACAAGTTGGTAAATATATTCGTTTGTTATGCCTTCAGCACCAAAAAGGGATTTTGAGTGAAAAAGATATGTTATTCATATGTCAATCATACGATGAAGATATATGGTTGAAATTCATAAAAACAGATGATGGTTTTTATAATGAAAGGTTACGTTTTGAGGCTGAAAAACGAGCAAAATATTCCTTATCAAGATCATCTAACCGTTCTAAATTAAACAAAAAACAACCAAAAAAACATATGAAAAAGATATGTAAATCATATGAAGAACATATGGAAAATGAAAATATAAATGAAAATGAAAATATAAATAAACTAAAAAAACAGAAATCATCATTGCCGGACGATTTCATAGTTTCGGATCGTGTAAAAAAATGGGCAACTGAAAAAGGCTACACAAAACTTGAAGAACACCTGGAATCATTCAAACTGAAATGTCGTTCAAATGATTATAAATATTCTGATTGGGATTCTGCGTTTATGAACGCAATCCGCGATAATTGGGCGAAGATTGGAAATGGAAACGGTGGATCACCACCACGCGAACCGCCGTCATCGTTTACATCCTGTCCGGCGTGTGGAGAATATATTTTAAAATCACAATTATATGAAAACGGTTGTATTTTTTGCGTAATCAATGGGGCCAAGAATGGACAACAGAGTAATGCCACATGACAATATGGCTGAACAGGCAGTTATCGGCTCGATGCTTTATGACAACGCCTGCATTGACCAGGTTCGTTTATCACCGGATGATTTTTATTCCAATGCAAACCGGATGATCTATGTGGCCATCATGGAACTATCCGGATCTGGGAAGGTTGCGGACCTTGTAACGGTATGCGATCATTTGGGCGAAAGTGTGAAAAAATGTGGCGGCCCGGCTTATGTTGCCGAGGTAATTGATGCCGTTGTTTCAGCGTCTGCAGTTGAATCCTATGCCGACATTGTAAAGCAGCGATCCATTGAACGCAGGATTATCACCGAAGCCGGGAAGATGATTAACGCTGTTTATGATCAGTCCCAACACGCAAAAGCAAAACTCGAAGAAGCCCAAAAAGCAATAATGAGCCTATCGTTTTCGGATGGTGATACTCTTAAAACCTGCCGTGAAGTGCTAAAAAAATCATTTACTGAAATCGAAAGACGCTACGAAGCAAAAGGGGATTTGATTGGAATATCTTCAGGTATTTACGGGTTGGATAAAATTCTATCCGGGTTGATTGGTGGGAATCTGATTATTTTGGCAGCCCGTCCATCAACCGGGAAAAGCGCTGTCGCCGGAAACATAGCAGCAAATGTTTCTGCAGGTGGAAACACGACGGCAATCTTCAGCCTTGAAATGAGTAGCGTAGCAGTAATGATGCGTATTCTTGGAAGCCGCAGCGGATTAAATATAAAAAACCTCAACGGCGGGTATATGTCAGAATCCGATTGGCCAAAGGTTACAACGGCTTCAAGTGAAATAAGCGAATGGAATCTTTTTTTCGACGACAAACCGGACATTACCCCTCAAGAAATCAGAGCTAAAGCAAGAAAGCTAAAAAAAGAACACGATTTAAAACTGCTGATTGTTGATTATATTCAGCTTATACGGCCAAATGGAAAACACGATTCACGGGAACAGGCCGTGGCCGACATCAGCCGGACGCTCAAAGCAATCGCGATTGAACTGGATATCCCGGTTATCGCTTTAGCTCAACTAAACCGGCAGGTTGAATTACGGCAGGACAAACACCCCATTATGTCAGACCTGCGGGAATCCGGCTCCATCGAACAGGATGCCGACGTGATTATATTTCTCTATCGTGATGATATGTATAACAAATCAGAAGATAATAAAAACAAAGGGCTGATCGAATTTGACATTGCAAAGCAAAGAAACGGCGAAACCGCAAGGTTCAAAGCAATTTATAATAAGCAAACGCAGACGATTAAAAACCTTGCTAGGCCACCATGGGAGAATAACCATTGCTAAACCAATTTAGGAGGAATTTATGTACCAGAAAGTAATCATCATAGGCAGATTAGGCAAGGACCCGGAGATTAGATACACACAGGATGGAAAGCCCATCGCGAACATGACCCTGGCGACCGACGAGAGTTACAAAGACAAGAACGGTGATAAGGTATCAAAAACTGAATGGCATCGGATCGTCGTTTACGGGAAACTGGCCGAGATATGCACCGAGTACCTGGCCAAGGGCAAACTCTGCATGATTGAGGGGAAGCTCCAGACGCGGACCTGGGAAGACAAAGAGGGTCAGAAACACTCGACTACGGAGATCATCTGTTCGGAGATGCGGATGCTGGGATCAAAAAGCGAGTCGAATACCGAGAAAACTGCATCGGGAATTGAATCAGGCATGGATGATGTGCCGTTTTAGGAGTGTCTCATGCCGAAACAGAAATGCTCATGCCCCTGCCTGCGAGAGATAGAGATTCTGCGGAAACAGAATGCCAACTACCAGCGGGAATTTTTAAAGACCTTGCATGACCTTACCAAGGCCCAAGCGCGGATCAGATTCCTTGAAAAGAATAGCGGGGGGCGTACGAACGCAGTTAAAAGATTGGCACAGGAGGTATTGCCGTTTTGATCACAGTATGCGTATGTATACGCTGCGGCAGGCGGCACAGGAAGCGGGGACGGGCGAGACTCGACTCCATGTGTCGCCGCTGCCGGAAGATCGCAGAGAGAGATTACTCAAATGGGGAGGGGATATTAAAACATGGAACGCTGGAACACAGAGAGCGAAATTGAGTTTATATCGAGCATAGGTAACCACAGGACTTATCAAGCGAAACGCATCACCAACTTGACCCGGCTTGAGCGGCTCAAGCGGTATAGAGGGGCCATGGTCAAGCGTACAGACTGGGGACACATCGACCCGATGAGAGTCCTATTTTTCGTTGACGGTCTAATCTGAAAAGAATCATAACTATTTAATATCATTCACAACGCCAGAAATATTCCTTAAAAAGCCAGAAACTTATTGACAAATGCCACTACTTTAGTACATTCGTACCATAAGAGCGTATCGATTTGTATTACATTTTTTAAGTAGTTGAAACAGTTAATGAATTAACGGAACAACGCAATAACCAAAGTGGTTTTATGTAGTTAATCATGGGTGCTCCGAAAGGACATAAAAAAGCAGGTGGCCGGAAAAAGGGAACACCGAACAAAACGACCACCGATTTGAAACAGATGATTTTAAATTCCCTGTCTGCCGTCGGGGGTGAAAAGTATCTCACGTTGCAGGCGAAAAAGAACCCCGGGCCTTACATGACTTTGGTGGGCAAGGTGCTTCCACGGGACATCAACGCGAACGTTGAGGGCGGGATCAAACTGGAACTGGTTTCGGATTTCAAGGACAAAGATGGCAATTAGAATCGGGCATACGATGAGAAAATGGCAGAGGGAATGTGCTGACCTTTCCACGGGAGTCCGGTTCGTTGTTTTGGTGCTTCATAGGAGAGCGGGAAAAAGCGAGATTTCTTTAAAAAAACTCGTCGATGCTGCTTTAAAGGCCACCGTAGACCTCCCGCTTTTCTTTTACGTCGCGCCTTTGCTCAAGCAGGCAAAAACAATCGCATGGTTACGACTGAAACAGATGGTTTCCCCTTTGATAGTCGCCGGTGCTGCGGAGATCAACGAGGGTGAGACCTATGTGCGCTTCAAGCATAATGGGGCCATGGTGCGCTTATACGGCGCGGACAATCCAGATGCAATGCGCGGGGTTCGACTGGACGGCGCAGTGATCGACGAAGTGGCCCAGGTGAAACCCGAAGTATGGGAAGACATCCTCCGACCGGCACTGTCTGATAGACAGGGATGGTGCTGGTTTCTTGGAACACCGAAAGGGATCAACCTCTTCAGCGTTTTGTATTTCGGCGCGCAGGAGTGGCCTGACTGGGCAAGTGCCCGATACACCGTCTACGATACCGATGCCCTCCCAGAGGAAGAAATAAACCGATTAAAAGCCGAGATGAGTGAGCAGTCATTCGCCCGGGAGTTCCTGTGCGATTTCTCTGCCGCTGGAGATGACCAGCTGATCAGCCTCACGGATGTCGAGCTTGCGGCCCACAGGGAATACAAACCCGGCGAGGTTAATCACGCTGCGAAGATCCTCGGAGTGGATCCTGCACGATTCGGGAATGACAGGTCGGTAATCGTCCCGAGACAGGGACTTCAAGTATTTGATCCGCTCATCTACAGGGGCCTGGACAACATGGCTCTTGCCGGAATGGTTTCCCAGAAGATCGAATCCTGGAA